CTTTTTTAGCGACAACCCTAGTTTGTGCAACGCTTTCGTTTTTTAAAGATTCTATTTTTGTTTTTACACTTTTAGGTGGCTTTGCAAAATAATCAGCATAGTACAAAGCATCCATAACATCATCATTTCTAGGCTTTGGATGTTCAAACATTTCGTCAACCAGTTCTGTCATGTGTCTTTGCAAATATAGTTTTTTACTATTAACAATAGGGCCAAGAGATGTTTCAAGTCTATCCTCTTTCTTTATCCTAGCTGGAGGCTTAACCCCTTTGAATATTCCGGGCATTAATCTTTTTTCTTTTGAGGATAATCTTGTAACCATATCCCGAACCATCTCCTGTGCCGCAACTGTTTCAATCGTAACTCTACGAACTGGTGAATACTTTTTAGCAAGTTCAATAATCTTTGGAGGAACATCAAAGGTAGGAATACGCTCACGAAAATACTCCAAAACGTAACGGTTTTTATTAGAATCAACGCCAAGTACAAGAATGACTTGATAATCTGACGTTTCCGATGCGGTTGCCGCAAGGTCAACTCCAATGTAAATATTAATGGGCGTAGCATCTTCACCGTCTATAAGGTAATTAAAACCTGACTTATTTTCAACCCTACCGTTATAGTATTGGATTCTGTCAATTTTAAAAGAAGCATTTGACACATCACGAGCATCATTCATATACTCTTGAGCAAATTTATTAACCAACCCAGCTTCTATAAACTCTCTTTTTTTATTATTTAACTTTTCAATGGAAAACTGCTCAGGCCATATTGAAACTCCATCTTCAATAGCCCTATGAAATACAACATCCCAAGGATAATCACGTTTATCTTTAACAGCTTTTCTATACCCATCAACAGTCATCTGTAAAAAACTGTCAAAGTGGACAATCGTACCAGACAACCATATCCAACCTTCCTTGCCGGGAGTTTCCTCTAATGCTGGGTAGACCGTTGATACGATCCACTTTTTAATTTCAGATCGCCTTTCAGGTGTTTTAGTATTTAACTCAGACTCAAAGTCATCAAGTATAATACCAGTATATCGAACATCAACCTCAGCTCTTCCACGAAGCCTCTGTGATGTTCCTTTTGCTATGATCCTATCCCCCTTGGGGGTAACTATATCTTTTTCAGTCCACCTTTTACCAACTGAGCTACCATCAAGATTGCCAAAATAATATTTAAGTTTTTTATTCATCTCAAAATGACTTCTAAGATACTTCAAGTGGTCTATAGACTGACTCTGCTCTTCAGACACCCAAGCAATAAAGTTTTGGCTGTCTTTATCAGCAAAGCATAGTTTATGCATAATAGCCGCTTTTGACAGTATTGATTTTCCAAAACCACGAGGCATGATAATACAAGTCCTACTTCCGGGTTTGGTAGTAATAAGTTTTGTCGAAACATCAAAATGAAAGTCTGGGGATGCAGATTTGTTAAGAAAGTCATTAGGTAAAAAGGCTCTACCGAAATAAATTAAGTTATTGTATGCTTTTGAAAGAACTTTATCCTTCTCAGACATTTCTGTGGGGCCGGGTATAATATTAAAATTATTTGGCATTATTTCTTAATCTGTCCAATTCTTTTTCTAAGTATTCTATTCTTTGATTCTGTTTAATGTCAGCGGGTATCTCAGCGTTTTGATTTGCATCAGCATCCTCTTCCATTCTAGTTATGTGCTCCTCATTCATAGCTACTTGGTATTCCAGAAATGATATTCTAGTATTGAGTTGGCCGTATCCCCAAACCATAGCACCTATTAAGCCTACAGCCTGAATAAGCATAGGTAGTGATATATTTAAACTACTAGAGTCTGATATAGGTTTAGTGTCTGCCATTTATCCTACTCACTGATCCTTTGACCTCTGCAATATCTTGACTCAATTCATTTAACTCTTTTACAACAGCTTCTCTGTGAGACTGTGATGTTCTATCTGTCAAGTTAAACCTATCTACAATCTTAACTGCGATAGACTGAGTGTTTGACATTTCTGTAGACAACTTCATAAGATCTTGTTTTATTCTTTCCAAATCTTCATTTTGAGCATTTTGTGATTTAATTAAATTAATTATCATAAACCCAAATAAAACCGCTACAATTCCAGCAAATCCTAATTCCATGTATGTGGATGCAAATTGTTCCATTACTTACCTCGTTTCTTTTTTTTACGCCAACTTAGTGGGTTTAAATTTAACTCTGCTTGATACCATTTTAATTGTTCTTGTAATTCAGCCAACTTTACATCCTCTTCATGTATATGTTTTTGAACAAGTTTATTTATTTCCATGTCCGCTTCAGCTACTTCTTTTTCAAGGTTAACAATTCGAGTTTCCATACGCCAATAGCCATATACAATACCAGCTAGTAAAATTGCTATTTGTCCTAGCCATTTTAGATTTATTGAAATTACTGCATTATCATCTATGATATTACTACGGTAACTTCGAGCAGTTTGTGGTTTATCACTTACAGACCCATTAGCCATCTAATCACCAATGTAAATAACCAAACAAATCCAAATACGCCCAACCAGAAGTGTATCTCCCTATCTTCGTACATGCTTTACCTGTTCATACTGATTGTGTATATAACACCAAAGGTCACCTTCGTATATCTTAACATACCAGTGAACCACACTGTCTTGATCATAAATAACTTTTAAAGCAGTGCTTGTTTGTGTTGTATCAGGACTTAGAGCATATCCAGCTATGTAAGAGTCCCTACATCCAGTAAAGGTTGTTAGTAATAATACTATTGCAATCAAGAATAGATTGAACAATATAGCGACTTTCATTCCTTTTTCCATAATTTAGTGTTTTAAGAGTGTTTTTTATTAAAGGTGATACTATATACCATTTTTCCATATTTTAGCGTTTTAGGGCTAATATAGGACAAACTAGGCGTATATGTGGACACCCATTCAAGTTTAGTTACTTTAGTCACTTTCAATATCACCTACAAGCTCTTTTTTAGTTTCAGGAAGTATCCCAGCTTCAAAAGCCTGCAACTTATCTTTAGTAAACCCAGTAAATTCCTGTATCAAAGCTACGGAATCTACCTTCTTATCAACAGACAACATTCCAGAAATCTTCATTAAAGTTTCAATGGCTCTCAATTTATCGTTGTCTTTTGTTTCTTCTTTATCAACGATACCCTTAGTGTTCTCCAGTAGGTATCTTTTTGTAATGCCAACATCTGACATTAGCTTTTCTATTTCTTTATCCACGTTATGTCTTACCCTTTTGTTTCTTAATAAAATCTTTGCTTTACTAGCGGCTGTGCTTTTATCCTCAAGGTCGGGGTGTGATTTGATATAAGCTTCTTCAGGTGTAGCACCATAAGCAATAAACTTTGCAAAGTTTATTCTTTTATCATTCATAGCCCCTTCAACTATTCTCTTGTAGCTATACTTGGAAGAGAAAGAATAGATATTCTTTTTAGTTGAACCTTGTAGTTTCATATTGCCATTAATTTTAACCATGCCTATTATGGTTCTGATGAAGTATTGCTTTTTCATTCGGTACATTAAAAAAGATTTTTTAAGTACTTGAACTATTTGTCCATCATCAGAAACGCACCATTGTCCTTCTTTGGCTTTTTTCCAGTTTTTTACAAGTGGCTCTTTTGGGTGAAACTTTCTAAACTCATCTTCAGACTCGTAAGCATAGTGCCTAACGCCTTTGATCTTGCGAACCTGTGACATGATTAATTTGGTAACTGAGGTGTTTTATCTTCCATGTTATACATATCAACACTTTCTAGCTCTGGCATGTGCTCAGTGCGATACAACAACTCTGCCAATAAACCTATCTGTCTTGAAGTTGGGTCTATAAGATCAACCGCATTTAATTCTTTTGAAA